CGGCCTTGCGGATAACCGGGGCCGTGACCTCGATCTCTATCGTTTGGGCGAGCGAGGTGTTCTGCGCCGGGATAACGTGGATCGTGGCCGTGCCGGTCTTACGCACGGTCAAGTTCCCATGTGGGTCCACATACAGGGCATCCCCGGAATAAAACGCTTGCTGAAAGATCACGTTCGGAAGGACATAGGCCGGGAACAGACTCACGGCAATCCTCTGGGCGACCGTATTCCCCAACGTTATCCTCTTGACGTATCCCAACTCCATCCTCGTGGGGGCCAATAACGCCTGGCTCATCAACGATTGCTCGGCGGCTCTCATCGACGCTATCTGCGCCTTGCCCTCGGAGATCATCGCCTCGGCATCGACTGCGGCAGCCAAAGCCTCATCAGATGCTCGACCGGCCAAATCAGCCTGTTTCCCAGCCTCCAACGCTTTAGCGTTAGCCAAACCCGCAGCAGAGATAGCGTTCCTCGTGGCCTCGATAGCCTTATTCGCCTCCGCAAGGGCGGTCTTGGCCGCTTCCGTTGCCTGCGTACCACGGGCGATACATTTCCACCAAGCCGTATCGGTCAAGGGATGGTTCTTGTTTCCGTCCTTGACACAGAGGTAGCAGCTATCATCCGTGACGACGAAATCGAAGGTGTTGTACGTACTCGCCGTGGCATAAACGCCCTTATCGACGAACGCCACCTTCCCCAATACTATCTGACTCATTATAATTCCTCCTTCCTTTTTTTGGTCATACGTTCAAATACAGCTCACCGGTCTCTTGGTTGAGCTTGACAAGGTTTGGTGACACCTCGTCCTCGTAGGACATCACCAGCGTCATGTCGGCGGGGTTGATCGTGAAGGTCGGGTACAAGACGCCTCCCTTGGCGAGGATGCCCGTATCGACATACCTGTCCCCATCCAGATCCCATTTCCACCAGTTGCCGTTATCGCCAACCTTCCATGGGTGGTCGGCCAGCTCCTGCGCGCGGTCACCCTGTGTCTTGGCGAAGTTACCCTGCGTGTTGGCGTAAACGGCCTTATCGTTGGCGAGACTCGCCGCGGTGTTGGCGGCTTGCGTCGCCTTCTCGGTGTTCGCTTTCAAGGTCTCCAAGCCTACACGCGCGTTATCGGCGTTCGTGGCCGCCGTGTTCGCCTTCGTGGCGGCGGCGGTAGCGTTGGTGGTGGCCGCTTTCGCCTCGTTCGTCGCGGTGATGGCGTTCGCCGTGGCCGTATTGGCCTTTGACGTGGCCGCCTCGGCGTTCAGCTTGGCGGTGTTGGCGTTGGAGGCCGCCGTATTGGCCGCCTTGGTGGCGGCACGGGCGTTGGAGATCTCCGTGAGCATGTTCTCGTAAGCCGTCTGGATGGTCCCGAGGCTCACCTTCACGCTGGTTTGTATACCGTCTATGATCTTGCAACCGATCGTGTACAGACCGGTGAGGCTGTCGGCCAACGCGAGCTCCGATATTTTCTTCTTCTTTTTAGGCATATGTGTTCAAGTCTATGTAATATTCCCCGTCCTCCGTGACCACCAGTTCCCCGGCCTCGGTAGCCAGCAGGTAATCGATACCATCCATCCGGAACACCGTGAACTCCAGCGTGAGGTTGAATGTCACCACCACACGCCCACGGAGGCTCTCCAGTTTCCAGCCGGACGTCCTCTTGTAGTAGCAGGGGTATTCCTCCACGTTGTAATCCACGTACAGCGAACGCTCTCCCGGTTGGATCAAGGCGTGGAGCAGGGCGTCGTAACAGTTCCAGAACGCCGTCATTGAGCCGGCGATCAGGCAGCATTTAAGCGTGACTTCCTTGCTATTATACACCACCTTGCCGGCATCGTAAATCTTACCGTTAACGTCCAGTACCGTACGGGACAGGTTAGTCTTCACGGTCGGGGATCTCATGATCTCATCCCGCCCCTCCGTCACCATTACGCCGTATCGATCCAAGGGTACGCCGTCCAGCTCGTACTCGGATGGAGGAACATACGCTCTACCCTCCGGGATCGCCACGGAAGAGGGTCTTACGGGCCGGTCCTCGGCGAAACGTAACGTGAAGGCCTCCAACGTGTCCCAATCCTCATACGCCGGGCTCTGGATGAGTCGCAAGCTCCACTCCCTGCCCAACGAGGGGATACGGAAGAGGTGATACCCGGGCTTCGATAGGTACTCGACAAGAGCACCGGTGGATCTTCCGTCCACGCTGCGGACGAACGTGATGTTGAGCTCCCGTGGTTTCAAGGTGGGCTTTTCCAAGTCCGGCTCTATGCCGTCCTCGTCCGGCCAGTCGTTCCTATCCGGTTCCACCAGCTCGGGGAACGGGAGAAGGCCGTCGTAACCTCCCTCCGTGATCCATACGCCGAAATCGGTGTAGGCGTCCTTGCCGTCTATGTATAACTCACCCCTCATAAGATCACCACGGTATTATCCTTGTTTATCTCAACCTCTCCCCCGATATTCACCAGCAGGATCACGGCGTAGTCGCTCGCCACGACCCTAGCCTTGCCGCCGTGCATGAGGATCACCTTGTGAACACGCTCGTTATCGTCTATCGTTATCACCGCATCCGTATCACCTATCACGGCGATATTGCCGGGATTGGTTACGTCCACGTGGCCGGAGTCAACGTACACCCCGTAGGGCATCACGTGACCGGCCATGCCACGGAACATGTCTAACGACGGGAAATCATTCTCCGCGCAAAACTCACGCCCCTGCGGGCTGAAGAACAGCCACACGAGGCTTCTCCAGTCCGTCACCCCGTTAGAACCACTGCACGCCCCAAGCGAGAGGGCCGATTTGATTATGTCGTTAACCGTCTCCATCATTATCTTGATCTCATTAATATACCCTTGTCGTTAATAGTCTTTATACCGGAGGCCGCCGACTTGGTATTCGCCTCTATCTTCTCGGATAGGGCCTCTATACGCCCGGAGATCTCAGCTACCTTGGCCGTGTTCTCCGACACCTTCCCAGACAGATCCTTGATCGCCTCCACGTTCTTCCATCCCCTTGTCTGGAGGTCATATATGAAGCGCATCTGGTCGGCTATACCCGTCACTTGCACCAACGTCCTATCTAAAAATATAAGTTGCGTTGACATCTTACCGTCTATCACGTTAGCCGAGTCCTGCGAGATGGAGGCGATGCCCTTCGAGGAGGCCACACGGGTATTATCATCCTCGGGATCGTCAGGCTTGAAGTACTTGTCGGCCCAGCCGAACTTACGGTCGAGGTCGTCGGCCA